TCGTCCATCTCGACCGGCTCGAATGGCGGCGCGAACGGCGGCGGTGGGGGCGCAGGATCCGGCGCGGCCTTCGGCGGTGAGCCGGGCCTGGTCGTCGATCCTTTGGGTGGCGCGCAGTTAGGCGTGGCCGGCGGGGATTCGACCTCGGGACCGAATGGCACCTTTGGCGCGGCGGGTACCGCAGCGGCGACCGGCACGGGCCATGGACAGCCGGGCGGCGTGGGCGGCGATTGGGGATTGCCCGGCATTGCCGGCACGGCCGATACCACCAACACGCGACAATGCGCGCCCGGCGCGGCGGGACCTGCCGGCAAGGCCATCGAGCTCTCGGGCGGGGCGGCGACGTTCGTCAGTGGCGCCGGCTCGCCCAACGTCAAGGGCGCGGTGACTTAACGTGGCGGGCCCGCGCGCAGCCCAGTACGTGTCGATCCCGTTAGGGCCCGGGGTGCTCTCCAATACCACGGGGCGAGGAGCCAAGACACGCCTCAATTACATGAACTGGGATCGGTGGCAGGACGCCAATTGGGTGCGCTGGCACAAGCTGCTGCCTGAAAAGCAGGGCGGCTGGGCGTTCCAGACGTTGCTCGCCGCCAATGTCCTGCCGCAGCTGGTGCCGGGCTCGCCCGCGTTGCTGCTGCATTTCAATTTCGCGCTGCTGCCCTTCTCCGCAGGCCTGCTGCTGCACATGGACGGCACCAACGGCGCGACCACCTTCCCCGACTCCTCGGTCAATGCGCTGCCCAATACGCTCTTTGGCTCAGGCACTCACGTCACCACGGCGGATGAGGAATTCGGCTCGGGTAGCTGCTCTTTCTCGGGCGCGGGCGGCCTGTCCTATCCGCAAGTGGCGGGAGGACCGCTCGATATCAGTTTGGGCGACTGGACGGTCGAGTTTTGGATGAAGGCGGGCGGCCAGGGCGGCGGTGAAGGCACCATCATTCTGGCTTATTCGGACTCCCCTCACGTCGTTAATCTTCTGATTATTTATAACACCAGCGCGGCCCCTTTTGTGGTCTGTTTCCATGGCAGCTTCGAGGCGGAAAGCGCTGATAACTCGGTGCCGTTAAATACCTGGACGGCGATAGCGCTAGTCATGCACGGCACGACCCTGTCGATTTATATCAACGGCGTACTCTCAGGTACATCGTCAAGAGCAACACGCCCGACGGTGGTGACCGGGACTTTCGTTTTGGGCAGCAGCAGCGGGCAAACGCAGCCCTACTCAGGCCTCGTCGACGAGCTGCGCGTCACCAAGGGGATCGCGCTCTACACGGCGAACTACACCCCGAGCGCAATCGCCTTCCTGCCCACCATGACGGCGCTGCAGCCGAGCTACATCGACTCCTCGCTCTACAACTGGCCGATGACGGCGAGCGCCACTGCGGGCCTCGATGGCGGCAATCCCAAATTCGGCAACGGTGCGCTGCTCTTGGACGGCGCGACAGCGGTGGTGACCACGCCGATCGGGTTAGGCACGCCGCTTGATTTGAGTTCCGGGGACTTCACCTTAGAATTGTGGATGCGCTCAACCGCTGCGGTGGCGAGCGTGATACTGGATGCGAGCAACGGACACACCGGCGGCTTCTACATCAGCCAGCTCGGCAGCGCGAGCATCCAGGCCAACATCTGGAACGGGTCCGGCTACTCGACCATCACCGCCCCGGTCCCCTTGAACGCCTACAAGGCGATCGCGCTGGTGCGCCAAGGCGCGGTCTTTACGCTCTATGCCGGTGGCGTTTCCGCCGGCAGCGTGACTATCCCAGGCAGCATCGCTGCGGGAGGGACGCTCGGCATCGGCGGCGGCTTCACCACTTCCTTAACGGGTGACATCGACGAAGTGCGCCTGACCTTGGAAGCGCTCTACACCGCCAACTACACGCCGGCCACGGTGGAGAACACTTTAGGCCTGCCGAACGCTCTCGGGGTGGCGAACACGCCGAATGCCTTCACGGCGGCGACCTACTTAGGATTGGCGCGCGACATCCACGACTGGTCCTCGATCGACGGGCAATTCTGGATCGCGATCGGCACGCACTTAAAGCTCTACATCGTGAATCAAGCAACGCTGTATGACATCACGCCGCAGCGCAAGACCTCGAACTTGGTCAATGCCTTAAGCACGGTCAACGGCTCGAACGTCGTCACCATCGCGGATGCGGGGCATCAGGCGGCCACGGGCGATTTCGTGACCGTCACGGGCGCCTCTTCGGTCGCCGGCATCACCCTCGCTGGCAATTACCAGATCGTTGTGCTCGACCCGTCGAGCTACACCGTGACAGCTTCCATTGCTGCCATTTCCGCGCTCACCGGCGGCGGCAACTTCTCCGTCACCTACGATATCGGCGCCGGGCTGCCGGCCAACGGCCAGCTTTTAGGCTACGGCACGGGTCCGTACGGCATCGGCACCTATGGCACGCCGCGCCCGGCCGGGACCGGGGTGTTCGCGCGCATGCGCACCTGGTCGCTCGATAACTATGGCCAAGACTTAATCGCGAGTGAGTCGGACGGGGAGATTTACATCTGGGCGAGGAATGGGGGACCGAACAGCCGCGCCATTATCATCCCGAACGCGCCGCAGGGCTGTCAGCGGGTGCTCGTCGATGCGAGTGAGCAGGTGATCATCGCCTTGGGCTGCACCGATGTGACTTCCGTCTTCAATGCGTGCCTGGTGCGCTGGTGCTCGTTTGGCAACCTCTCCGACTGGGTGCCCACCGACGTCAACACGGCGGGGGATGACTTCCTGGTGTCCGGCTCGAGGATCGTCACGGCATTGAAGACCAAGGGCCAGAACCTTATTTGGACCGATACCACGCTGTACCGCATGCAGTTCGTGGGCGAGCCGGATATCTATGACTTCTACCCCGCAGGCGAGGTGGCCATCGTGGGTCCGAATGCCGCGGTGGACGTCGATGGCGTCGCCTACTTCATGGGCTTCGACAACTTCTACAATTACTCTGGCACGCTGATGCTGCAGGCCTGCGAGACCTGGGAGACGGTATTCGATCCGACGCTGGCGACCAGCATCAACAAAGCGCAGACCGAAGGGGTGGTCTGTTTCACCTTTGAGCCGAAAACTGAAATAACCTGGCTCTATCAGTCGATCGGCGGGGCCTTTACCGTGGCCTTCACCGCACCGGTCGCGCAAGGCGCGGTCGGTGCGACCTTGAGCACGCCCTGGAGCGGCGCCACCGGGCTCTATGATCTGCAGTTCTCCGACCAAGAGGCGCAGGTCGTCAGCTTAACCAAAGGCTCGAGCGCGGCGAGTTGGGTGTTGCCTTTGACCGGCTCGGTGGGCGCCTCCGCGCTCTTCGTCGGCAATGATCGCTATGCGACGTTTAACTGGGAAGACGGGATTTTCTACTGCGGGGCCTGGAATCGCACCTGCGCGCAAGGGCGCTCGAACGCGATGGGCGGCTATCCGTACGGGGTCAATGCAGGCTACCTGTATCAGCACGAGATCGGCACCGATGCCATCGAGGCGGCCGGCACCGTGGCGCTGCCCTTCTTCATGCGGTCTTTGGACATCACCATCGGCGGGGCCAAGTCCGAGTACACCATGGGCGGGTCGGATGCGCGCTTTGCCATCGGCGGATCAGATTCGCACTTGCTGGTGCGCTCTATTCTCCCAGACTGGAAGTACTTCACCGGCCAGATGCAGCTCACCTTGCTCACCAAGGATCGGCCGCAGCAGGCGACCTACACGCAGAGCGGCCCGGTGATCTTCGATAGCACGTTCGAGGACATCGACATCGACGCGCACGGCAGCCAGCTCGTGATCCAGATGGATAACCTGACCGGGCCAGGGGGTGTGGCATCGCTTGGGTGCAGTTTCAGGATGGGGATCTTCCAGGGCCTCGCCACCCCGTACGCCAAGAGATAGCCATGGCTGGCGTCAAGGTCGGCAATATCGATATCCAGTTTGGGAAAGACTGGGATTCGGTCAAGGCGAATCAGTTGGTGCAGTCGCTGCAGCAGGTGATCGGGGCGATCCGGACACTTAGCAGCCAAGCTAACGCTACGCCGGCTGCGGCCGGCGTAGCGAAGCACGAGCTCGCGGATCAATCCGGATTAGGTGCCGATCACACGGTTGAAGGGCTGCAGGCGGGGCAGGTGCTCATCGCGCAATCGGACGCCGCGGCGCATTTTGCCTTTCTGCCCTTCGGCCAGATCGCAGGCACCGATGCCGGCAGCTTTACGGAGGCGGTGAACGGCGATGTCATTGCGCTCGTCAATGGCTACTGGTCGGCTATTGCCATTGCCGCCGCGTTGGGGCTGTCGGATCCCGGCGCTGATGCCGTGCTCATGTGGGACCAGGCGGCCAACAAGGGCGCGGGCGCGCTCTCCTGGGCGCTGCCCGGGACGGGAATCAAGATCACGAGCGGCAGCATCTCGATCGATCCCTCTAAGCTGCCCCCGGGACTCACCTTCGCGCAGGCCTGCGCCTTGACGAGCGTGCGACTGTAATGCTGCTCCTGACCTCACCCACCGACTTCCTCGAACTGCAGACCGGGATCGGTGCCTCGACCGACTGGACCTGCAGCTGGGTGGACGTCAACTTCGCTGCCTCGAGCTTCGTGCCCGGCAGCGCCGAGGGCAATGTGGCCGCTTCGATTGCCACCGTCATCGCGGCACCGCCGGCCGTAGGGCTGCAGCGCCAGATCAAATACTTGAGTGTGGTGAATCGGGACCTGACGCTGACGCAGACGGTCACGATCGACAAGAACTCCGGCGCCCAGTTCAACGTCACGGGGCATTTGCCGCTCGCGCCCGGGGACTCGCTGCAATACGTTGACTCGCGCGGTTTCTTCGTCTTAAACGCGCAAGGGTTCGAGAAGTTCATCGGCGCCACGGGGCCGGCTGGTGGCACGGGCGCCACGGGGCCGCCGGGGCAAGGACCGCCGGGCACAGACGGCACCGATGGCGAGGACCTCTTTGTGTTCCAAGGACCGCCGGGGCCGCAGGGCCCGCAAGGTATTCCGGGTACGGGCGGCGGCAGTGCGAGCAGCGGCTTTGAGATCCTGTTCCATGAGATGCAGCCTGAGGAACAATGGCCGCAAGGGCAGAACACGCAAGCCGCCGCGGCCACGCCGAGCGCTGCTGCGAACATCACGCCGGATACGCATCCCTCGATCCCCACGGCCAACGATGACGAGTTTGAATCGGGGACCTCGATCGACTTGACCGGCGCGCGCAGAGCGGGCGCCACTGCCTGGACCTGGGCCAATCAGGGCACCGCGACGGCCTTGGTGAGCGAAGGCTCGATGGTGCTCACCGGCCAGAATGTCGCGGGCATCAGCCACAACATCGTCTCGCAGCCCGTCGCGGGGGCGACATGGGCTTATACCTGCAAAATGTCGGCCGCCAACTATGCGGGCACCTCTGAGGCCGGCATGGTCGTGCTGAACGGCACGGGCGGGTTTCTCACCTTCAACATCTATACGAATTCTGGCTCCGCCGCCTTTGTCATTCAAAGCTTCAACAGTCCGACGTCCTTTGCAGGCGGGACCCTCGTGGGCAGCGGCACCGTTCCCGGCGGCGGCGCGTATATGTCGCCCGGTTACTTGCAGATCGCCTTTGACGGCACGAACCTGATCTTTAGCTTCTCACCGAGTGGTGTGCCGGGAACCTTCGCGACCGTTCTCTCGCAAGCCGCCGCCTCGTTTTTAGGCACGCCGACCCGCATTGGCTTGAACATCGACTCGACTGGAAGTGGCAACCTCACCGCTGCCTTCGACTGGTTCAGGAAGACCGCCTGATGCTGCTGCTCACCTCATCCTCTGATTTCCTCGAGCTGCAGACGCTTTCCCCCGTCTCGACCGATTGGACCGCCGGATACCTTGATATCAACGGCACCACCGGCACCTTCGTGCCCGGCAGCGCGCAGGGCAACGTCGTTGCCGCGGGCACGATCAGCATTGTCGGCTCCCCGCCCGATTCCAACACGCGCCGCCAGCTGAAGTACTTGAGCGTGGTCAACAAGGATCCGAGCCTCACGCAAACGGTGGTTATCGACAAGAACTCGGGCGCCGCTTTCAACCTGACCGGTCCGATCGCGCTCTCTCCGGGCGATTCCTTGCAGTACGTCGACTCGCGCGGCTTCTCGGTGCTCACGTCTCAAGGCCAAGAGAAGTTTGTGGGGTTGCCAGGTCCGCAAGGACCGATGGGACCGGCGGGCGTGACCATGTTCCTCGAGGGTGATGCCGGCGATGATGGCGTCCAAGGACCGCCCGGAGGTGCAGGCGCCGCCGGTACGCCGGGACCGACCGGACCCGCGGGCCAAGGCGCGCCAGGACTTGATGGCGAGCCGGGCGAGGATGCGATGCACATCCCCGGGCCCGCAGGCCCCGTGGGTGCAACCGGCGGCTTAGGTCCCATGGGACCGGCGGTGTATCTCGACGCGGATGCGGGCGAGGAGGGAGCTCCAGGCTCACCGGGTGCGACCGGACCGATCGGACCGCCTGGGAGTACCGGCGCGCAGGGGCCGGTAGGGCCCGCAGCTTACCTTGAAGCGGACGCCGGTGAGGAGGGTGCAGCAGGCGCGCCCGGTGCTCAGGGCCCAGCAGGCGCCACGGGAAGCGCAGGACCGGTGGGGCCTGCGGTGTTTCTGGATGCCGACGTAGGCGAGACCGGGGACATCGGGCCTCCTGGGACTGTAGGACTCCAAGGTCCGGCCGGCGCCACGGGAGCGCCCGGGCCTTCCGGCTACATCGCCTTGACCGATGCGGACGCAGGCGATGAGGGCGCGCCAGGCGTTCCCGGCGCCGCAGGCGCTCCAGGATCTGCGGGCAGCACGGGGGCTCAAGGACCTGTCGGGCCTGCCGTGTTTCTCGACGCTGACGTGCTCGAGGGCGAGCCCGGTGCCCCGGGTTCCCCGGGCGCGACCGGTGCTGCAGGTGCTCCGGGACCGCCGGGGCCATCCGGGATCCTGATGCTGGTCGATGACACGCCTGGCGATGATGGACTGCCAGGCCCCCCGGGCGCGCAAGGGCCGCAAGGCGCGGCCGGCGCGCCGGGTGCGAGCGGCGGCGCTGGCTTTGGGATCCTGTACCAGGAGATCACGCTCGAGGATCAGTGGCCGCAGGGCGTACCTGGCTCTTTGGGTCCGACGACAATCATGGGGCTCACGACGATTGGTGACTCGGTCGGCCGCGGCCTCGCCATTGTCAAGCGCGCGACTGCGATCGAGACGCGCACCTCGACCATCGTCTTGTCGAACTCAACGCAGCTCGCCGCCCCCTTGGCGCCCGGAACCTACGCCTTTGAACTGTGCGTGTACCTGTATTCGAGCACCGCGGGCACGGATGGTTTGACTGCGAACGTCAACTTCAGCGGCTCCTTCACGGCCGTGGGCTCTTACTACGGCGGCTATGCCCTGTACACGACCCCGGCCTTTATCCAAAACGCCGAAGTCGCCTTGGCCGTGACGACTGCGAATGCAAACTTGACCACCGTGCTTTTAGGTACGAACACGGCGGTGCCGAGCGCGCTGCACCTTAAAGGCAATTTGATCGCGACGAGCGCCGGCACCTTGGCCTTCGCTTTCGCTGAATCGGTGAGCGGCGTCGACACCGCCAATTTAGGAGTCGGCAGTTGGATGAGAGTCACGCCGTTGAACTGATTTAGCCAACTGCTGACATGTGCAAGCGCCGCGGAATGGATAACTATCGCGTGCGAGGTTTCCCCAAGGAGCTCCCATGGCCGCGAACAAGATCTTAAATATCCAACCGATCGCGCTCACGGCGACCCTCACCACCAACATCCTAAACTGCGGGGTCACCTCGCTAGCGGGCCCCGTGGGACTCACCGTGGGCCAGCCCTACATGATCCTGCGGCACATCCGCGTCTCGAACAAGACGGGCACCGCGGCAACCTTCTCCCTGTGGAAGGGGCTCACCGGCGCCAATACCGCCGGCACCGAATTCATCGGTACCGCGATCTCCGTGCCGGCCAACACCGGGGTGGACTACTACGGGATCTGGCGATTCGACTCCACCGACTTCCTCGTGGGCGGGGCGGGGACGGCGACCGCGCTCACCTTGACGGCGGGCGGGGAAATCGGTATCTCAGGTTGATGGGCGGATACTGGGTCTACAACGCCAACAAGTACGTGAAGCGCTCGAAGTACTATGGGCGGCGGCCATCCTGGCGCTATCGGTTGTTGATGTTCTTCGCCTTTGCCGCGACCTGGTCCGAAACAGACAAGTAACGCCATGAGCGCGCTCGATCGCAGCCACACCTTGAGGAGATTAGCCATGAAGTTCCACCCGCCCACCAAGACGGCCCTCGGCAGCGCGTTCTCGATCAACATGGCGAGCGGCGACTTGAAGGACCATGAGGGCAAGCCGAAGAGAGAGCCGGAGCCGGAGGGCGCCTTCGTGACCGTGGCCTTTGCCGGCCAGAATCCCCTGATCATCAGCGGGCCGCAGGCGAAGGAATTGGCCGCCTGGGTCACGACGAACACCGCGAAACTCACCGCCCCGCCAGCACCGCCCGCCCCGTGACGAGCGTCGCTTCCGCGGCGCAGCTCGCCGCGATGGACAAGGCGAGCGGCGTGTTCGATAGGTTGGTCACGCCCGTGATCTTCCCCTCGTTCCAGTCGACGCCGCCGAACCTGCGCCAGGCCTGGTGGGACGGCCTGCTCTCCTCGATCGTGGGCGCGATGAGCGCGACCATCGGGGAGAAAGCAGCCCAAGAATGCTGCGAGGATCTTTACACCCGGGCGAAGGATTTCGCTGTCGATCGGTCCAAAAAGCCAGTCACTGACATTTCCAGCGGGGCTTAAGCGCCCTACCATGCCTCCCGTCCGCGCTGCTGAATCATCCGGCGCGATGAGGAGGCTTCCCCTTGGTGAAGTTCATGGTCTTGAGCGCACCGCGCTCCGCCTCCACCTGGACCGCCAACTGGCTGACCACGCCTAAGACCTTGTGCCTGCACGACCCGGTCTTGAAGCACCGCCCTGAGGACCTGGACGCGCTGCCCTGCGATCGGATCTTAGGCGTTTCCTGCACCGCACTCGCCCTGCAGCCCGGTTTCGTGAACGCGCATCCAGCCAAGAAGGTCATCGTGCACCGGGACTTAAATGAGGTGAACCGCTCGCTGGTCTCCATCGGCTTTACCCGGCTGGGGGCCATTTGGACCGACGCACTCGATAAGATCGACGGCCTGCATGTCGAATATGTGGATCTGTTCACCTCGGCCTGGGCGCCGCGCATCTATAAGCACCTGACTGGGCTAGTATTCGATGCCGCCCGTCACGAGGAGCTTTGCGCCATGCACATCGAACCGCACTTCGACAAGGTCATCATGCGTCCCGACCGGGCGCGCGAATTCAGACGCCGCGTGGCCGAGGCGCTGGCATGAGCGCCGTCGTCACCCGCCGCGTGAAGAGCGCGATCAAACAGGGCAACAAGAATGCGCCGCCGATGCGTCCCATCCGGGTACTGCGCAATGGGGTGAATGTCGCCCCCCTGATCCAGCAGTTAGACGCCGCGCCCGAGCTCTGGGATGAGAACATCTTCAGGACCGAACTGCCGTACGGCGCGCCGGACTTAAATCCGCACAAGAAGATCTCCGACATCATCGTGCGCTTCAACGACTGGAAGAACTGGACCGGGGACAGGCAGGCCTTCAACGCCGAACACGAGTCGGTGTGGTGGGGCCCGTACGATAAGCTGCCCTACATCCAGCCGCTCGTCTTTGATCTCATGCGCCTCGAGATGGCCGAGCAACTCGGCATGGTGCTGATCACCCGCATCCCGCCGCATTGCAACGTGGCCAAGCACATCGACAAAGGCTGGCACGCGGAGCACTACCTAAAGTTCGGGGTGCAGATCAAGTCCCATCCCGGGCAGAAGTTCTGCTACGAGGGTTACAAGCTCGAGACGCGGCCCGGGGACCTGTTCGCTTTTCGCAATGACCAGGTCCACTGGGTAGAGAACCCGACCGACTTCGAGCGCATCACGCTCATCATTTGCATGCGCATCCCGACCCAGCAGATGACCTGCTACGACTACAAATACCAGGGGACGCCACAGGTGAAGAACTAGCATGCCGGCCGGTTGGGTATCTGCTGGGGTCGCGGTCGCGGGCGCCGTGGAGAGCGGGGTGGCCAACAGCAAGGCCGCTTCGGCGGCAAGTAAGAACAATGCTGGCGCCGCGCAACTCGCCGGCGCGCAAGGCTCGATGCTGAGTCAGGCGCAGGACGTCGCACAGCAGCCCTTCCAGGCCTACACCGGCACGATGACCGCGCCCATGTCGGGCAACCAGCAGCTCGGCTACAGCCAGGCCGCCAAGGTCGCGACCGATGGGACCGCCCAGGCGGATAACACCGCGGCCACGGGATTGATCGGTCAGGTGGCCAACAACGGCTTCAGCGGCGACACGATCAACAAGTACATGAGCCCGTACACGAGCGCCGTCACGGATGCCTCGGTGGCGGCCTCGAACAAGCAGTACCTGCAAAGCCTCTCGGCCATCCAGACGGGCGCGGCCGGGTCCGGCTCCTTCGGCGGCAGCCGCGCCGCGATCGCGCAGTCGAACCTCTCGGCCAACCAGAATTTGAACGTCGGTAGCTTGACCGCGACCGGCAATGCCAATGCCTACAACAACGCGATCTCGACCTGGCAGGCGGATAACAACACGAAACTTGCGGCGGCGAATGCCTACGAGGCGGCGGGCCAGGACGTCACGCAGATGAATTCCGCGCAGATCTCGGACCTCATGAAGACCGGCGGGGTCGCGCAGGTGATCGCGCAGACGGACCTGGGCAACCAGTACCAGCAATTCATGCGCCAGCAGAACTGGAGCGCGCAGCAATTGGGGAGCTTGATCTCGGCGGTGGGATCCGCGAAGGGCAGCCCCACGCAGCAAGCGCCCATCCAGTCAAACACCGCGAATCAGCTCTTAGGTTTAGGATCCACCGTCGCAGGCCTGTTCGGCGGCGGCAGCACCGGTAACTATGCGCCCGACACCAGCAACGGCAGCGCGCTGCAGACCGGCGCGATCAATGCGACGGCGCCGACCGCCGACTCGAGCACGATCTCGGGCTTGGCCTCCACCAACGGCACCAGCTTCCAGCCCCCGCCCATGTCGATTGACACCGGAGGGGATTAACTTATGGCCGCCGGTGCTGTAGTCCAGCCAGACGACGATGCCATCCAGGGCGCCGGTCAAGTCCCGGCGATGCCGGCGGTTCAAGGGGCGCCTCCGCCCTTGGCCGCCTCGCCCAGCCAGCCCGCCGCGCCCGGCGCCGCCGCCCCGCTCTCCGGTCCGCCGACCCCGGG